GATATAGATGGCTGGGTGCCGCAGAGTGTCACAGTAGTAAGCACAGGGGGAAACTGGTTTATTCTTACTGACAATAGGAGCCAGGGGCCCGGATAAATCACAACTATTAGTCATTTCCGGATCTTACGAACTATTTATTTCTGATAAGTCATCAGATTTGGAGTAATTCTATGTCTTCACTGTTAGAAGAAGCGATTGTAGACGCGAAAGCGCTTAAAGAGGCGGCCTTGAAAAATGCCGAAGATGCTGTCCTAGAGAAGTATTCTTCGGAAGTCAAGGATGCGCTTGGTAATTTATTAGAACAAGAGGACCTCGGCCTAGGCGGCGGTGAAGACCTCGGCCTAGGCGGCGGTGAAGACCTCGGCCTAGGCGGCGGCGACATGACGGCAACAGCCACGACGCCCGCCGACACTGATTTTCTAAAAGAAACCCCATTTGCTTTTCAAACTGAAGAACTGGATGCCCCAGCCGAAGATGAGTTAGTCGAAATTGATTTCGATCAGCTCAAGGCCAAGCTAGAAGAAGAGGAGGAGGCCGGCGAAACTGGATCTCCCGACGACCTTCTGGGCTCTGAAGAAGTAGCTATGGAATTGCAGGAAGACGGCCCTATTACGGATACCGACCTTAAGGATGATTCCGCTGAAGATGCTGCGGTGTTGAAGACTACGGATACGGGCACCGATGACGAGACTCCCGAAGCGGGCCTCGAAGAAGAGATCGAACTCTCTGAGGAGATGCTCGACTCTCTTGTTAGTGAACTACTGAGGGTTGACATGGAACCCGAACTTCAGGGATGGTCTTCCCTTAACTCCGCAGAGAATAGTACGGAGCAGGCCAATAATGATGCAATCGCCGCGGCCTCAGCGGCCCACCTCGAAGAAGAGGAAGAGCTAGAGGAAGAAGCAGACACAGTAGATATGGTGGATGATTCTGGACTCTACGAGGCGAAAATCAAGAATCTCAATGTTTCTGTTAGAGAGCTACACGCTCTGTTACAAGAGGCCAAAGTTCAACTTAAAAAGATGAACTTGGCAAACGCCAAACTTGTTTACCAAAACAAGGCATTAGGCAGCACCTCCTTGAATGAGCGACAAAAAAATCAAATTGTCGAAGCTGTTAGTCGTGCCAATTCTGTTGAGGAAGCAAAAGTCGTGTTTGATACAATTCAAAACGCAGTGAGGACGCCGACTGATCATCGTACCCGTCCACAAACACTTCGTGAAGCTGTTTCAAAACACACGTCACTGCTCCTTAGCGCTCAAAGAGAAAGAGAAAGCAACAAGGCAATTAAAGATCCTAGAATGGATCGAATGCTGCGTTTAGCAGGGTTAGACTAAAACTATATATAAGGAGGTTATTAAATGTCTATCGTACAAAAATTAACCGAAGGTATTGTTAACCGCGACCTCGCGAAGGAAGGGGGCGCTCTCATTAATAAGTGGGAGAGCACCGGTCTTCTTGAGGGTCTCGGAGATGATACAGTTCGGAACGGTATGGCTCGACTGGTTGAGAACCAGGCAAAAGAGCTACTCCGTGAGGCTTCGTCCATGGCGGGCGGAGACGTTGAGGGCTTTGCGGCTGTCGCATTCCCCCTCGTTCGCCGTGTATTCGGCTCGCTGATCGCTAACGATCTTGTTAGTGTTCAGCCGATGAGCTTGCCCTCGGGCCTCATCTTCTTCCTCGACTTCACCGTCTCTGGTGAGATTGGGGAGCGCTCGTCCATGGACCAGCGCCTGGGCTATGCAGCCTCGTCATCGCTCTTCGGTGGTGGTGTGGTTGGTGCGCAGATCACCGGTGGTGTCAACCTGTCCTCAGGTTCGCTCCCGGAAGCTGGTCCGTACGCCCTCAACAACGGCTATGCATCGCCGACTGGTTCCACGACCGTCGCCGGTTCTGGTTTCCGTCTTGTTGTCTCGGGTGTTTGTGGTGTTAATAATGCCGCTACAGGTACTGCCACAAATGATCAGCATGCCACTCTTGGTGCTCTGACTCAGTATGATCCGGACCTTTCTGGTTCCGGTGTTGTTGTGGCCGAGCTTGCGCTCAGCACCTTTACCGCTGCTGCTACTGCTTTGAATCTTGATGACCTTGTGGCCATCCAGATTTCGGGTGCTGGTGGCAATGGTGGTTCCGGTGGTTGGAACATTCTCGCTGCATCCGGTAGTGAGATCTCTGGTACGTACCGCCTCGTGCGCCGTCTGACTCAGTTCAGTTCTGCGTCCAACGGTGGTCAGGCTGGTGATCGTAGCTCTAGCAACTTGCTGTTCACGTTTGCGAGTTCAGATGCTATTACAGCCCTCACCAACGGTGTGACGGTTGCCCCGGCCATGGCTCGCGCCCTCACAGGTGCTGCCGCTGCGGCAAACACTTGGTCGTGGCCTCAGACAGATTACTTTAGTGGTTCTGCCGCTCTTGGTTCTGTCATCGGTCAGTCTGAGTGGGGTCTGGAGAACAGCCCGAACATTCCTGAGATCGATATCAAGGTCGACAGTATAGCCGTCACCGCGGTTACCAAGAAGCTCAAGGCTAAGTGGACCCCGGAGTTAGGACAGGATCTTAACGCCTACCACAACCTTGATGCTGAAGTCGAGCTTACTCAGATTCTGTCTGAGCAGATCGCTCTTGAGATTGATCGCGAGATCCTTGAGGACCTCGTTCGTGGCTCTACAGCTGGTGTCCGTTACTGGTCCCGTGCTGCAGGCCGTTTCGTTAATCGCGAGACTGGTGCAGAAATGGGTGCCTCTACGACACCTGATTTCACTGGTAATGTTAGTGAGTGGTATGAGACTCTCGTTGAGACAATCAACGATGTTTCTGCCCAGATTCACCGCAAGACTCTTCGCGGTGCTGCCAACTTCGTCGTCTGCGGACCTGAAGTTGCCAACATCCTTGAGTTCACTGCAGGCTTCCGAGCTAACGTGACCGCTGATGCTGATCGTGGTGATATCGGAACCGTGAAGGTTGGTTCGCTCTCGAAGAAGTTCGACGTTTATGTCGATCCTTACTTCCCCCGTAGTTTGGTCCTTGTTGGCCGACGCGGAGGCAGTTTCCTTGAGAGTGGCTACGTTTACGCTCCGTACGTGCCACTGCAGACTACTCCGACGATCTTTGGTGTTGAAGACTTCGTGCCCCGTAAGGGAGTCATGACTCGATACGCCAAGAAGATGGTCCGTCCTGATATGTACGGCCTCGTGGTTGTCGAAGACCTGGTCTAGATAAGAGCTGACTTCGGTCAACTTTTCTGAAAGCCTCGGCTCGAAAGAGCCGGGGCTTTCTATTTAGTAGTGAATAAAAAGAGGTACTCTTAATGGCGATCCCTAATCTAAACCCGATTTCCACCAGTAATACTAATATTTTGCCAGTCACAGGGGCAATTTCTAATGTTTCGGGTGCCCTACCTTTTGGAATCTATGTCAACTCTGCGCCATTTCTGTCCGGCGCCGTGGATCAAGTCGCATATACTTATAAAAAGTTAGGGGGCGATGTTCTTGATATTGAGCTAAACCAAGGTAATGTATATGCAGCATACGAAGAAGCCGTTCTAGAATATTCATATATCATAAACTTGCATCAGAGCAAGAACTCACTTTCTGATCTTCTGGGAGCGCAGACCGCTTCCTTCAATCAGGACGGACAAATTACATCAGGCGACGGCCTCTCAGGATCCAGTATTGAATTACGTTATCCTCGCTTTGATTATGGATATGTGAGGCGTATTTCGGAAGGGCTGAGCACCGAAGCTGGCTTCGGCGGCCTGGTACCTATTTATTCAGCCTCTTTTACGGCACAATCCGGCCGCCAAGATTATGATCTACAGACCTTGATATCTTCTTCTGCCTCGTCAGACACTGCACTTCCTTATTATGGTGAAGTTGGCGATAAACGAGTAACTATTCGTAAAGTGTTTTTTAAAACTCCTCGTTCTATGTGGAGATTCTATGGTTACTACGGAGGCTTCTCTGTGGTGGGCAATCTGCGTACGTATGGTCAGTATGCCGACGACTCAACGTTTGATATTGTCCCGGTGTGGCAGAACAAGCTCCAAGCCATGGCATATGAAGATGCTATATGGACTCGAACTTCACACTATTCGTATGAAATAAAAGATAATAATTTAAGGCTCTTCCCTACCCCTATTGTGTCTAGTCCCCAAAAGTTCTGGGTACAGTTTACAATTGATAATCAATACGATCCATGGGAAGAGAGCGGCCGCGGCGGCCAAGGCATTAAAGGAATCAACAATGTTAACACACTGCCTTTTGAAAATCTTCCTTATTCTAGTATTAACTCTATGGGGAAACAGTGGATTCGCCGCTTTGCTTTGGCATTGACAAAAGAGATGCTTGGCCAAGTACGAGGCAAATTTGCTCAAATACCAATTCCAGGAGAGAGTATTACTTTAAATGCGTCCGACCTTTTGTCGCAAGCCAAAGAAGAACAGACGACTTTGCGCGACGAACTTAAGGCACTTCTTGATGAGGTCACATATGACAAACTCGCCACGAAGGATTCGGAGATGCAGGATGCTGCCGAAAAGGTCTTGCAAAATGTGCCGGCTGGCATATACGTAGGCTAGGGATAAGGTTATGGCCCGAGATACACGGAGTAAAAGAACCCAACAGCAGATTCAAGAAAAGTCTCGACAGAAAAGATACGCCCATGTTGGTGATAAAGAGGTAGAAGACAAACTTGAAGAGGTAACTTTTCAGCCTTCTGGCCTAGAAACTATAGATAGGGCTATGTGGAATCTTGTTGATGTTGAGCTGGACCTCTCTCTTAATTCTAATGATGGGTTCAAGAAAGTCCCAGTATTGTGGACCACTGCGGAGCGCGCCTTTCAAACAAAAGACGATAAAGAGTTGCGAGATAAAGAGGGGACGCTGGTTCTTCCCCTTATAACGGTTGCACGCACAGGTGTTAGCA